TCTGGGTATCACCGACCCATGCATAAATCCCTGTCCCGTTAGAAGGGTCACGATAGACTCGGTAATACTCGGCGCCAGCCACAGCGGTCCATGTTATCTTCGAACCGTAGGTGGTGGTCATCTCGTCAATGTTGTGAGTGACACTCGATGATGGGAGCGATTCAACACCATTCTCGTCCACCGCAGTCACTACATAAGTGTAGTCTTTATTATCGAGCGTACTCGCCGTCCCCACTGTTGTTACAGCTACTCCCGTAGGCACTGTCACTGAGCTACTGTAGTTAATAACATCGAGCGACCAGTTGTCATCCGCTGTCCGGCTCAACCGTCTAGGATCGTAATCCGGGTGAGTGATGGTCATCTGATCGGCATCTTGAGTGAACACTAGCCTGGAGAGGTCCTCTGTACCATAGGGTGTGGTGATCTCGTAGGGAACAGATGCACTGAGGACATAACCACCGTCCCGGATGACGCGCATGTTCTCGTCCTCAAAGACAAGAATGTAACTCTGCTCAGTGTTGAACTGGAACGGTATGAGTCGACCCCTGTAATCTGAGTCTTTCAACTCATCTATGAACTTTGTCCCCGGGCGAGAATCAATACCGCCTTGCGGTCTCACTATAAAATTCAGGCACAGGGAGAGACCGTACTGGTAACTCTGCAGATCAGCACGGGCGTGAAGTGAGGGGGACAGTTCTCCCCCAATAAAGGATCTCTGGGTGACCTGTTCTCCCACTTAGCCCCCCCGGCGAACTCGAATGTATTCGCTCTCTTTCTGCCGATAGTGCTTCTGGTTGTTGGCCTTAGTCTTGGCCTTATCGATGAATGCGGAGTAAAGCTGTAGGCAACGCACCTCGAGCTTTGACCCTCGCTCCTCACCGACAATCGGGACCGCTATCATTGAGCCAAGGAGATACGAAAGCGCCAGCTTGAAGTCTGTAGTGTAGACATTCGGGTCATCTATCTGCGCCCTGTAGTTCGCACGCAAGCCGCTCTCCTTCGTCCCGATCACCTTGTTGCCCTGGGATTGGTCGAAGAACACGTCATACTCGACTGGAGGATCAACAGAGGGTCTGTGCTGTCTGTGATCGTCCTCGAACCTCAGCGCTACTGCGGAACTGTTGGAGGTGTCCTCAGACGCCTCAGTGATATTTCTGATGAGATAGTTCAGATGTAAGCAATCGGAAGGGTACGCCCACATATAGGGCCAGTTGAAAATGTTGCTGCTGGAATACTGGGCCAGGGCGATCACCCGGGTGTTGAACCCCCAGTCATGATCCGCCAAGACTTGATCCCGGGCCAGATTGTAGTGGAGGTTACACTGCTGCGCCTCGATACTGGAACCGTTCAGTGAGTTGATACTCTTGGCCCGAATTTTAGCTAGGGCCAAGTTGCAGAGTTCGACCGATGAGGCCATGGCTGTTTACCCGTAGAGTTTTTTTACACGATCATCTTCACCTGATTTTACCTCAAGTTCAGTGATCTGAATACTCATGCTCTTGCTGTTCCTTGAGACATTGTTCCCTGACGCCTCGACATTGTGCTCGGACTTCCTGCTGACCTTGGCCCGAGCAATCACCGTCACCTCATCGTCGACCGACAAGTTGGCGATGTTGAGGGCGTCATAAAGGTCATCCTCCAGGGTCAACTCTGTCCCATAAGGATAACTTTCCGAAGACCCTAAAGCAGAAGACTCCACATCAGAGGAGTCTTCTTTCGATTTGCTGACCTTTGTCAGAGCCATTACAGTTCTACCGTCCCCGCACCATTGTCGCCGTTCTGGCCGGCAGCAACGCTGAAATCGGGGGACTTGTTCTTCTCCTGCTGACCCTTGATGCTTTCACCGATCTTGCCAGTGATCATACCGATGAAAGTGGTTTTACCCTCGCTCAGGCCGGCACCGGGTCCCTGTCCCGCAACCTCGTCGACAAAGTCGCTCTCAGACTTCTCCTGAGCAACTTGCTGCTCCTCCTTAGTCATCTCCTGCAACCATGAGGGCAGCTTACCCTTGATGGGTTTGTCAGTGGTGAGGAACGGACGCTTACCCTGGGGGTCATACATGACCGGGGGCTTGCCGTAGAAACCTCTTTTCAAAACTCGATAAGTAGGCATGTGCACTCCTTAAAAAGACACCCGACCCCTAAGGGCCGGGTGAAGACGATGGCAATTACGCGCCGGTGAGGTTGGTCTGTCGGCCCATCACGATACCTGCCGTAATCTTACCGGTGGTAGCGTTGGAGCCGCCCACGGTGTAGCGGATACCCAGGTATCGACCGGTGATCTTGTCCGGCAGGACATTGGCGGAGAACTGATAACCCTGCACCAGTGATGCCGTAGCAATAGCACCGGAGCTATAGGCGACTACCGCGCTCGAACTCAAGCCCGCGTTTGCGGCAGACTCGATAGTGACGGTCAGATCATCCAGAGTGGCGAAGTCTTCTGTTACCTGAACCAGTACCGGGATGGGCGCACCCTTACCGATGTCCTGGTTCAGCGCAGCGGCAGCATCATACGGTGTGCCGGGGGCGCCAAGGTCAATGACGTTCGCGCTGATGGCTGTAGCAGTGATCGCCTGGTCATCAGAGAACAATTGTTGTGCTGAAAAAATCATTTTAACATCCTCGTGTTAAGTTGAAGGAGGGGTCAGGTCACCTATTAAGTGACCCGAGCCTCTGTGTTGACCAGTGCGTCGGTTTCCCGCAGCGGCATACCCCGGTATGTCAGCACCTCTTTACCCTCGATCTCCTTCGGAGTCAGGCGGACAAAGGAGTCATTGGTGCCGCTGTTTGTGCTCGCGGCATCCAGGGCCTCCAGCACATCGCCGTTGGCGTAGATCGCAGTACGACCCATTCCACCCATACCCGGGCGACGACCGGCATGCTTCCAGTAAGCCTTCCGCATCACGTCGTAGATGGTCAGATCGCTGCCGTCAAGATCGGTAGGATCTGCAGCAAGCAGGCTCACATCGATGTTGGCGATGCGGGTGACGAAACGCCAGTCCTTCAGGGCCAGACCAATGTGCCAGCGGAAGAGTTCTTCCATGACATAGTAAGGGTTGTCGTTGCTGTCCAGGACTCGCTGCTCACCCTTGTCCTCACGAGTGACACCCGCCTTAGTACCTTTGGGGTACAGGAGGTGGCATGCGTTCTCACCCCAGGTCACAAACCAGATGGAGGTGTTATCGGAACCAGTACCGCCGGCGTCGATAATCTGACCACCATTGGCGGCAGAAGTGTCGGAGAAACGAGGCGCCAGTCCCATGAACTCTTCAGGATCGGCAGCGGTGTTGCCGTAGAACAGCTTACTCGCCACCTCCTGGTTCATTGCTTCCAGGAAAGCTTGAGCCTCGCTCAGTCGTACGGCGCCCCCATTTCCGGAGAGATCCAGCACACGCTTATCCACGCTGCTCAGGGCCTCTACGAAACCGGTGGTGTCTTCAACCTGTGCGCGGCGAGACTTGCTCTGGCTAATACCCTGGTACAAACGACCCCAGGCGACAGACGGCAGACCCGTGCGAACAGAATGCAGGTGAGATGAGCCCTTGTTACACTCGACCGCAATTGCGTCGTCGAGAATGGGGTTCATCTCGTTCAGCATTTCGATCACGGGGACAATGTTCCCGTTACCGTCCTGCTGCTTGTAAAGGTCGATCAGGTCGACAAAATTGGCTCCAAGTGTTGCCATGATAATTTACTCCCGTAAATTCATTTAATGTTAACGATCAGGATTATCCCTGTTTGACGCCCCCGTCCTCGGCGTAAAGTTGTGATGCTCTGTCCTGTGGTCCAGTTTGCACACCGCCTCCGCTACCGGGGTTGTCCTCGCCAATCTCCTTGCCGATCTTGGCGAAAATTCGAATGATTTCAGGATGGTTCCCGATGCCGTAGTCATTGAATGCCTTACTCAACTCTGGTGTACCAAACTTCTCCAGGGTCACCTTAGCGCTCTTGACGGCAGCGTCGAAATTGTTCCCGCCGATCTCTTCATCGGCCTTGGCATCATTCAGCCACTGTTGCACGACAGTTGAAGCAGCATCGGACTGTTCCGCCTGAGTCGCCTTGACGTTGTCCGCATGGATTCCCATCAGTTCCTCAACACCCTCTTTGGGGATGTTGTACTTCTGGAACCATGGAGTAAGACTACCCATGGCCTTGTCACTGATTTCGAACCCTTCCGGAAGGCTCACGTCGGCATAACTTTCGGGGGCAGTATTCTGCTGCTCCTTGTCGTCGCCGGTTTCTTTATCGTCCCCGGCATCCTGATCGTTAGCTGTTAGAGCAGTCTCCTGCTTCTCATCACCAGCGATCTGTTCGTCACTGCCTGACTTGTCATCAGATGCAGTTTGTTCCTGCTGCTGAGCAGCTTGTTGCTCAGCTTCCTGTGACTCCTGACCCTGTTGGTCATTCGTCGCTTGTTCGTTTTCTGTTGCTTCGGGCATTGTTCAATTCCTTCAGTATTGTCAAAGGTAACTCGGGGTCAACCTTCTGAAGCTCGGCGTAAACCCACTCTCCGATACTCCTCCGACCCTCATGGTAAGCGTGGTCACGACCGTCCCTCATGTAGACGTTCTTCAGGAAGCTGGACTGGTCCAGCAGTCGTGCTAAAAACCTCTTACCTGATTCTGTGCGGATTATAGCACTGATGTCCTCTTTTTCCAACTTCTCGCTATCACGCATCACATGAGCCCCGCTTCACGCATGTCGTCGGCCGCTCCAGCCGATGTCTGCTGGGCCTGGGCGGCTTTGTTCGCGGTGTCCATGGCCGTGTTGCTCCGCTCCATCTGAGCCTGTTGTGCCCGGGCCTGAGCCTCGGCAGCTGCTAGTTCAATGGCCTCATCGTCCGGTCGCACCACATCCGGGCTGACACCGGAGTCTTGGGCGTAGCGATCAACAGTCTGCATCGGATCGATCTTATGCCGCGCCTCGGGCCAGATTTCAGTGATCTCAGCAACAAATCCGACAGTGCGTTCTATGGAGGTCAGGCCGACCAACTGCTGCGCCTGAGCAAGGACGGACACATACTCGACAGAGACCTCGGTGTTAACCAGATCCGGCGGCGGCGGAGGCAGGTATCCGCCCTCCTGAAGTATGTTGAACAATCGGTTAATCAGTGGGTTCAGCAATTCGTTGTGCAGACGTTCCAGAACAGGCCCCAACATGAGTAGCTTCTCCTCATGCTTCTCGGCGACCTCGCGGGCAGTGATCTGTCGCCGGTCGGTATTGGCGAGCATGAGGAACAGGTCGACGTAGAATGTCTCCTTGATCCGGTTCTCAACCTCACGCTGGTTCTCGGCGATGTAGTCAATCCTGGGGGCATAGTTCCCGTAGATTGTGCTGATCGTTTCCTCACCCTTCTCGATACCTATGAACTCGCCAGGGTGGGGCGGACCTCCACCGAGCTTGCTGCTGGCATTTGCGGAACCTTGGAGTGCCGGGTTGCCCACTTTATCCAGTGCCTGATAATAACGCTTCTCACCCAACTGCAAACCCTTGCAGTCGCCGAGCGCATCCATGGCCGGACAGCTATCGGAATACACCTGCTCGTCCCGAACGTCCCACCGGGGGCACAGGATAGGGAATTCATTGAACCCGGCCTTCCTCAGAAAATCTGTACCCTTCTGCTTGCCGGAGCTGTTGCCATCCTCGAAGTAGCAGGACTCAAACATCATATTCCGGGAGAACGGGGACCCTTCCTTATAACCCTTGTTAGGCTGGACAATGTGAGTGATAGGGACGTGAATCTCGTAGTCACTCCGGTTGTACTTGTCCCTGACCCAGTTGCTCACATTACCGAGCCCGAACTCTTCGACCACTTGGTTCACCGTCTTGGTGTACTCTCGGGCGAAGGTGTCGATGATATCGTTGGCGCCGGCGCCGAGCATGTACCCGCCAATGGTGTAAGTCTTGGCCCTAACAAGTGTCTTGGGGTCTTGGTATAGGCCCATAGCCCCGGTGGCAAAGACACCCAGCTCGGCATAAAGACTGTGCAGCTGGTTGTAGATGTTGGACTGAGCCAGGACCCGGTACATGATCTGCTGCACATCATGCAGCCACTCCTTAACCGCAGCCCGGTCGTTCATGCCCGGGATGGACGCAGCCAGCTTGAACCACGGGCGAGCGGGAGATGTGATGCCCGCCATCATGCCCGAGGCCAATGTCCTGGCGGATCTGCGCGGGGTGTTGTTGAACTGTTTGGTGTTGCGCTTCGGTTTCTTGTCCTCGCCCTTCGCCAGGAAGCGGCCGCGAGTGAACAGGACGTTTTCGGCCAGCTCACCCCAATAGTCGAAATAGAGTGTGCGCTCCTTGCGAAGTGCCTCCACTCGCTTGCGGTACTGCTTCAGCTTGTCTTCAGACATTAAGCATTCCTGCTGTTCTTGTTCTGCCCGCCGGCTTTACGCTGACGCACAGGGGCATTGTCCACCACACCGCGTGGGCCGGTGAGAATGGTGTCGCTGAGCCTGTCATCCGGGCGATTGCCGAACAGGAAGCCCAGCTTGAGCCCTGGCGCCTGCGGTACACGGCTGAAGCCCGAGTTGATGGCATCCAGGAAACTGGTGCCAGTGGAGCCGCCGACCGAACCTGCGGTAGTCGTGGTGCGGTTTTGCTGCCGGTTGTAAAAGTTGCGGGCGATCACGGCCTCGTAACCACGTGTAACATTGCCGTCTGGGGTCTGGTATATAAACCCAAAACCCTCCGGCTCTTCAGCAGGCGGAGCTGTGATCGGTTTCTTGGTGGGTGTACCCTGTTGTGGTAGTGACATAATTAATCATCCTCCCGACGATTCGCGGATTGTACCACCGTCAATGCTCCGAATCCAGCGGGTGATAATCGCGCCCACGACCGCGCCCCGTCATCTCATGTCGAGCATGGGGCGCCACGTCCTTCTGACCCCGGGGTCTAGGTAGCTGCGGCACCAGTCGTGCGAAGGTCAGGAACAGGGCATCCGTGTCATCCGGCGAGTACCCAACCCGGGACTTGAACCCGTTGTAGCTGTTGCCCCCGGGACCCTTTCGATCACCCGAGCCGCCACCCTTGGGCTCCACCACCAGCCGGCCGACCTTATCGTGCCAGTACTCCCTGGCGATCAACTCCTGTTCGAACTGGGGATCATAGCTCAGTGCGCCGCCGTTCATCATCCACTCGCGGCATCGGAAACCCATCTCCGAGGTCTTGTCCGCATACTGCCGATCATCGTCCGGCTTGCCGCCGAAGTGGACATCGATCACGTTGTAGCCGAGCGCACGCAGTCGGTCGCCGATCGGACCACCGATTCCCGTCGCATCAATGAACACATGATCCGGCTGGTGACGATCCAGGACCATCGCCAGCTTGGACACGACCACTTCGGAGTCGCGGGTCTTCTCCCCGGGCATCTTGTAGGTCGGCTCACTCCTGGCGTCACGACCGCGCCGGAAGCGCACGACCAGATGATCATCGCCGCCGCGAGCAACATCGATACCGCAGATGAGCGGATCTGTTCCCGTGTACATCCCCGGGGGGTTCTCGTTCATGCAGTCGTGGACCACGTCGCCAGGGAGGAACTGCATGGTGCCGGCACGTGGCAGGACACCGCGTACCCGGACCCTGAAGAAGTCGGAGTTCTCCCCATACTTCTCCTTCCACTCCTCGATCTTGCCCTTGTTGGTCATCTTGGCCTCTCGGCTGTCGATACTCTGCGCACGCCAGCCCGAGTTGGGTTTCAGCTTCTGGGCAAACTCACCCGTGTTTCGTGTCGGGTTACCGAAGGCAAAGTGGAACGGCTCGCCATCTGTCTTACCTCCTTCGGCCACTTCCCAGATGATATCTGGGACAGCTGACGCCTCGTCGAAGATGTAGAACGGTGTGCTCTGTGCATTGTGTAGACCAGCGAACGCCTCGGAGTGTTCCTCCTTACAGGTCTGCGCATCCACGCGCCACGTCTCCGGCCATGACTTGTGATACATGGACAGGGAGCCCTTGCCGCTGGTGAGGATGAACCAGTTACCAGTCAGGCAACGCTGCTTCCACTTCGCCAGCTCACCCCATGTCTTGGTGCGCAGCTGCTCTGCAGTATTGGCGGTCACGATACCTTTGGCCTGTGGCCGTGTGCTCATGATGAACAGGATAATCCATGCCACTAGCGCAGACTTTCCGATACCGTGACCAGATGAGATTGCTTTGTCGAAAGAGGGGACAGGTGTCACACCGTCGAAGCGGTTCAGGCGCATGGCCTCACCCCACTCGATCAGGACATCACGCTGCCAGTCATCCGGGCCATCGAATCCTTCCAGCTCCCCCTCACCCCAGTCAAATGCCCAGAGCACCCAGTTGTACGGGTCATAGTGGAAGCTGGCGCAGTCGTCCGCGATGTCCAGGTCAAGTTGGTTGGCAAAGCTTTCCCCGCCGTGCTCGGCGTCATGAGATCGCATTGCCTCGGAGATGTGATCCCGGGGAAATGGTGCGCAGGGTGAGTGCATCAGCTGAAATCCAGTTCGGGTGGTTGTGTGAAATCCAGCGAAGGCGCCGGGTCTGATTCTTTCTCCTGCACGCGCTTGCGACCGCGATTCAGCCGTGCACGGATCTCCTCATCACCGACGATGTGCACCTTCTCCGCAGAGTACGAGTCCACAGCAGCATGGCGACCGATCTCCCGCAAGGCTGCGTTCGACTGTGACAGCTTACCCTCCTGCCGAGCCAGCACATGATTGTCGACCAGCTGCTGCAGGTGCCAGTCGGCATCAATGCAGGCAAGGTCCAGGCGCTTGGACAGGATGTTCTCAATAGCTGTGCGCACGTCATCGCGCTGCAAGAGATCGTAACCGGTGCCAGGGCTGTAGCCGGCACGCACAGCCGCCTCGTCCGCCTTGAAGTCTTTGATGTACTCAATGACAAAGGCAGCGTGGCGGTCTGTTAGTCCGGTCAGGTCTCCCTGCTTAATGATGGGCATCGCGTCCTCCCGACGGGATGTGTTTAAAAAATGCGATTATCTATGCACGTTTCAGTTGATGTGCATAGATTTCTTCACTTTCTTTGCTTGATTATGTGGACCAATTCCCTGGCTGAAACTTCAACGGCTCCAAACTCGACAGCGAGCTTACGCTTTTCCTTGCAAATATCAAAATGCTCATAGGGTGTGTCGGGTCTCTGAATATGTCGCCTGTGGACCCCTATCCTATCGACCATGTTGATCAACTCCCTCCGAGTGTCGGCTATCATGTGACACATTTTCATGTACCGATAGTTGTTCTCTTGGTCATCGACGTAAACAGCCATGGGGTCAGGTCTCCCTGCTTAATGATGGGCATCGCGTCCTCCCGACGGGATGTGTTTAAATTCTTTAACTTCTACGACGCTTCGGCCGGGTCACCCACGCGCCGTGGTCATCAACACTGACCAGCGTAGCGCCATTCTTCAGGACCATGTTCATCTTGGCCGTGAAAAAGGGGGCAGGTGCTCCTCTTCGACGTATTCTCTTCACCGTGGTCATATCGTCCCTCCAAGGGGGTCACGTGGCACAGGTTAATAAGATGCCGGCCACCGGGTCGCAACCCATGCCCGAAGACGCCCGGTGCCGGCCACCGATGGGATCACCACCGGCAGCGCCGATTATACACCCACCCCGCCCCCAGGCCAAGGATCATCGGCATCCCGGGACCACTTTCCGAATGTCAAAATCCGCGACATCACCATGTAACGTGTGTCATGAAGCACTGGTCCACGTAAGCTGTTGATATTGCTCATGTTATCCACTGGTTCATAACACTCGTCAACGGACGGGGCGGGTTGAAAGCCGCGCCAGCTCTGGGCTCTCAAAATCCGACACATCACCGCGCATCAACCTGTACACGCTGCAGCCCAGTATCCATGGGCCTATGCACGATTAGAAGCACAGACGGGGACAGTTGGGAGGGTTCCAGAGGTTCACCGGGGGGATTTTTCGATAGTGCGAAATCACCAGATCTGAGTTTTTACCATATAACTGTCCCCACTGTCCCCACTTCTCTACAGCCCCCGTGGTATAAGGGATAGAGACGGTGTGTGTTGAAACCTGCAATGGTCCCCACTTGACCACCACACCCCTGTAACCCGCATGGATACTGGGCCCCAGGCGGGGCGGGTTATTTCCGCAACAATGTCACCGGTTTCGAATCTCCTTGTAAATCAATAGCTTAGCACCGCTGAAACCTGGTTTCACTGCCATAACACACACCCTATGGGATGTCACACAGAATCACATATCCCGCCAATCTCGGGGACAGTGGATGCAATTCTGGACACACTGCGACGAAACGAGTGATCTGTACGATGAAATTTTGACACAGATCAAAATCAACGCTTGACACTAGTTCACAGTTCGTTCACAATGGGCACCAAGAGATCGGGGAATGGCCCCGGCAGCAAGTAGCCCAGGAGGGCGGATCACATGACAGAACTTGAAATCAATGAGCTGAACGAGAAAGCTACACACAGTACACTGACACCGCTCGAAGAGCAGTGGCTCAAAGACAGCGTGGGTTTCATCGAGCAACTACAGATTGAACGTAACAAGGACGGCTGGAGCCCTTACTCAAAATGAACGACCTGATCTGGAGGAAAATTGAATCGGGTTGGTATTGCGCCCAGTGGCCTGATGCAGATTCTTTTCTTCACATCAGAGGTGGCTCACGGCAGGGATGGAACATTCACCTATCTGAGGAAGAGCTAGATTGGCGCGGTTTCCTGATAGCAGCATGCATTGAAACCCTTATCGACGCAAAGATTGAAGCCGGTGAATACCGCAGAAAAATAACATCACGATAGTCGAAACCCGGGCAACCGGGTCTGCAGGATCTGCCCCACCTGCACTGATGAGACAGGGCGAACAATGGAGATAGTCACATGAAATATTTCGTACACAATGCCGGGGGTCGAGCCTGGGCGTTCAACAAGAGCCTCCTGGAAGCACTACGCACAGCACGTGCTGTACCCGAGCAACGCCTGGACGCGAACATCGAGGCCGCAGAGTGTGTCTTCATCGATGGGGTGAAGGGCGAGAAGGAAGCGAACCTCTACGTTGCCGAGTGCAACCAGAACCACCAGGACTACCAGCCCCCGAGCGTCACTGTGACAGTGATCGCTGTCGAGGATGATGTGGAGCTGCTGGAAGCACTACGCTCAGCAAGTTTCATCCGGCACGCGGTTGGCCGGTTCAAGATCAGCATTGAACCCAGCGGTCGGATTCACTTTCTGAAAGCATAGTCGAAACGGGTCACCTGACCCGTCTGCCGGACCCCGATCCTCCCGGCACTGATGAGACAGGATCATAAAGGAGATAGTCACATGAGCATTGAACTCAAGAATAAAGTGAAAGACGGTTCACCATACACAGTCTCAGGATGGAGAGCAGAACTGCACGTGGACGGAGAGAAAATAGGCACCGTAGCGACCACACACGTGCGGGGCAAGTATGCTATAAACCTGGTCGATGATGAAACCAGACAGTGGTGCGAGATCCAGGGCGGTTACCGTTCCATCGCAGCAGGGATTGAAGAGAAGGTGGGCGCTGGAAGAATTTGGCTGAATAAAAAGCAGAAGCAGGTAATCCATGGGGCAACCCTGATTAAGAAGATCGAAAAGACAAAGCAAGAGATTGAATCTCGGGACAATCAATTGACCAAGCTACGAGCCGAATTAGATAAGTTACTGAAATAGTCGAAACGCCCGGAGGGGCGTCGTGTGAGAGGTGGCACCTCCGCACCTGATGAGACAAGCCACAGGAGATAGTCACATGAGCATTGACAATTACACAGCGGTAGCAGTTGCTGAAGGCTTTGAAGAAGCTGAGAGTGAGGAGCAGATCATCGAAGCGTGGCAGCACTTGCACGATACCGGTCTGGCTTACCAGCTACAGGGTAGCTTCGGTCGCACGGCCCAACGACTGATTGAAGAGGGGGTAATCACAGCATGAGCACATTAAAACAGAGACCAGAATACGTGGCACAGATCAAGGCCAACCGGGAGCAGTTCGAGAAGGACCACCCGGGACTGGCTGACCGGATTCGCACACACAAGGGCGACAGGGGTTTCCTGTACAGCATGGCCCTGAGGCTGGAGCAACTGGGCAAGCTGACACCGAAGCAGGTCGAGGTTGCAGAGCGAATCCTCGGGACTGGCGAGAACCCTGTCGGCACCACTATCGACCAGTTCATCGAGCACCTGAACACCCTGGCGAACCGCGCCGGCGTGAGCTACCGGTTCACCGCCGCCAGGGGCAAGAAGTACACCAAGGTCGTCGGATCTGGCGCCTACTGCTTCATCGACGCCGAAGGTAACATTTACAAGGCGGAGTCATGGTCACGACCGGCCAAGGGTGTCCGCGCTAGACTGGCTACGCTGGACCTGAGGCAAGTAGACCTTTATACCAGCTGGTTGTATCGATGAAGTGGCTAGTGAAGGATTGCATCTGGACCCACGCCACGGTGATGGGTCATGGAGGGGACAGGAAAGTGCTCACCGATTGCAGAGGCAGTTTGAGAGAGTATAAAACACCTTACTGTGACCAATGTGGTCGTAGGGTGAAGGTTAAACGATAACCATGTGACCGGGCCAGGGACGGCCCAACTTAATCTGGGAGACATGACGCTATGAAACAACCGCAACGATACGAACACACGCACTGCTCCGATGCATGCTTTGACATGGAGGCCAATCACGAGGGGGATTATGTTCTCTACGAGGACTACAAGAAACTGGAGCAAAGCGTTAGTGGCTCTACTGAGGCAAAAATAATCTACTGTGACCTCTACACCGTGGATGGATACAAAGAGCACACCTGTGAAGACCATGACCTCGGTGAGGTTGAACTTCCTGAGAAAATCGATGAGCTGATAATCATGACTGATGTGAATGGTCGATTGAACATCATGGTTAACGGCAAAGAGATATTCAATTCCAAAGATCACGAACTGCCCAGCCCATCCGAGTGCCAGGAGTGCGAGCTGACAATCAGGAGAAAAGAACCATGAAATCAATCATACACATTAACAAGCACCACATCGCCGCCAACCTGAAGCACGGCACCAAGCTGCCGGTCATCACGGTGAAACAAGGCGGGCGTAACATAAAGTGCGACGAGGTCGAGATCCTCGGCCCGAGCAAGGTGGTCCACTCACCCGACAAGCCGCTGAGCTGCGGCGCCAGGGTCTGGATCGAGACCGAAGCTGAGCTGAAGATCAAGCCGCGCCAGCTGACCCTGACCGCGATAGAGTACAGCGAACCCCACAGTGGGCTGTTTGACCTGTACTACAAGGGCCGGCTGCTGAAGGAGGCTCTACGAGGCTCTGAGGCATTCCGCTACGCACGGGACAAGGGCTACACTCGTGTGAAGTACGAGACCCTGTACCAAGGCACTCAGATCAAGGAGGTGGACTGATGGACATTAAAAGATACAGAACAATAGCTCAACCGGAATGGGCAATGGAGGAGAATACTCAGGGTGAGTACGTCCGGTACGAGGACATCAAGCACCTGCTGCCCGAACGTGAAATAGTTGGCGGAAAGGGAACAACAATAACTGCGACAGAGATCCTACAGCATATGGGTAGGAAGAAAGAGGGGTTCCTCCATCCTGGAGGCACAGCTATTATTGAAGAGCGAGTGCGCAATCTGGAAGAGTTTGTCGGCGAGCTATTGGATACATCGGTTCACGGGCCGGGGTCGGAGATGCGAGCCAAGCGCTTTCGCGCCAGACTGCAAACCATACTTGACAAAGGGTAACAATTCATTCACAGTACGCCGAAACTATGAGGTAGCTCACGATGGAAAAGATCACAGTACGCATAGGCAGGCCCGGACCAAACTCGTCCAAGTGGACCAGTGTCACCGGGATGCCGAAGGAAACAAACCCTGGTCTTCGCTACAGCCAGGACCTGTTCTTCCTGGAGAAAGCGTTCCAGATCTCGCACAAGCGGGCCAAGGCTCTGATCGACAGGCTGGAATCGCAAACCCGCGCCACTTCCCAGACCATCACGGTGGTACTCACCCACGAGCAGCTCGGTCGCTACGCAGCCATGCGCCGTTGCCCGGTTGACCTGTACAACTACTGGCTGGCGCCGAATGTGCGTGAGTATGAACCCGAGGTCGAGGAGGACGAGGAACCTGAGACCATTGAGCTACGCCCCGGTCGGAGGACTGTGCCGTGATAAATAAACTACTGGTCAAAAAAATACTAGAGCAGTGCACCAGCTTTGACTGGTCACTACAGGGATTTGGTATGTTACGCCTGTACCTGGACGATGAGGTCAGACTTCATGTGTGGGACTCAAGGTACCGAGTAGAAAATGTATCGATCATCCACACTCACCCGTGGAACTTTGAATCATTCATCATTGCCGGCGTCATGACTAACAGAATGTACGCTGAGCACCCCAACGCAATGAATGAGAATAACTTCTCACACTACAGGCAGAAAATTTTGACAGGGGAAAATGCCAAAGGTGTTGAACCCATTGAACCATGTCTGCTGGTGCCATCTGCCAATGACACCTACACCGAAGGTAATCGTTATTTTCAGGACATGCAGATAGCCCATGAATCAGCGTATCATGACGGCACGGTGTCGATAGTTTCCAGGTCGAATAGAACTGAGAACGATCACGCCTACACTTATTGGGACAAAGATTCAGGTATCAAAGGCTGGGTTTCAGCAGCACCGAGGAAAGCAACCGAAGAAGAAGTGGTTGACATCTGTTCCTACTCACTTGATCGATGGTTTTACTAATGAGACAGAAGACTAGCACCTATGAAGATCTGATCCTGTCTCCCACTAAACAACCAGAGGAACAAATCATGAGCCTGACTGAAACCCATAACCACTGTAACTTCTGCGGCAAGCCACGCGCCGGAGGCTGGTGCATGGACAAGCTGTGCATCGGATCATTCGACGGTGCCACCGAGCACTACCTGACCAACAAAGAGGGACACACGGAACCTCTTGATATCGGTGAGGAGGACTTGGAAGATGAGTGAATTGCAGGAATTTAGAGACTTAGTGGAAATGCACATGGGGGCGAAGTGGTTAAAGGTTTTCGACAAACACACCAATACCACCCACCCTGCCGATGGTGAGCTGGTGGAAGAGCTTTGTATTGTAAAGCGTGTGCTGCAAGCTCAGATTGATAGTTGCGCTTCTCCGATGGATAGCTGCGCAGAGTGTGACAGATTTGCCCGCAGCATTGACGCAGTATCAAAGGCCATCACCGCCCTACAGGGAGTGACGATTAGCCGGGAGTGTGCGGAAAACAGCCTTAACGTGGTGCGAAGTGTGCTAGAGGATTCCGAAGAGCGAATAAGAAAATTGGGGCCATTCAAGCAATATTCTGCCCGGACCAAGTATCGCCCTGTGCTGAAGGTGATTGAGGCTACAGAAAACGAACTGGCAAAAGCCCTGGAGCACTCCAATGAGTCAAGGTAGACTTAACCCGGCAATCGCTGACGCACTGGTCACAGGGTCTGTGAGCCTGAACAAATCGTTCTCCCACAGGCACCAGAAATTCAGGAACGGTAGTCACGACAGTCGGATGAACTCCTTCCCCACTTGTGAACAGTGCGGAAGACCCAGTGTGAAATCGACGTGTAAGAAGTGTGAGGACGAGGAGTATGATTTTGATTAGATTACTACTACCCCTGCTGTTCCTGACCGCTTGTTCCACCGTGCCGTATACCCTGCCCGTATCGGGGGTAGAATATGCGTACTGACAGGATGAAGATAATCACCCGGCGGACTGTCATCTGTGCCTACACCGGTGAGATCCAACACCACCAGAATATTCACGCCGTCGAGAGAGTGCCGGCGCACAGGGTGAGACGTTGGCGCAGGAGAGTGGGGCGTGCGTTCCCCATGATGTTGCGAATGTTCTACCCACGAACTGTTTCAGGAAGGAGATTCAGAGATGTCAGAAGAAAAGTGTGAATGCACCTCGGTGTTGACTTACCCGGGCGGCAACATTGTCGACCTTGCTAACCCGGACCCGGACACTATTGTCCTGGATGACATAGCTCACCACCTGAGTATGCTCTGTCGTTTCACGGGTGCAGTGAGCGAGTTCTACTCCGTGGCCCAGCACAGTATCTATGTTATGACGCTGATCGCAAGATCTTATGACGACAAGAAACTCTGGCGCACAGCCCTCTTTCACGACGCCCCCGAGTACGTCACGGGGGACTGCAATAAGCCGTTCAAACTAATGCTGGGCGACGGCTACAAGGAAGTGGAAGATCGGATCTACTCGGTGATGGCGGAGAAGTTTGACCTGTATGACCCGATACCTACTCAGATAAAAATTGCCGATCAGCAGACTTATGTCAGGGAGCGAATCGATATAGCTAACTCAGTGAACATTTTCGAGGACGGAAGGCATGACAAGTACAAGGATGTAGAGGTGCCGGGTCTCCCACTTCTCGCGGGTTTCAGCCACAGTTACTGGGCCGACTATTTTAGAATGCACGCAAGATCTCTGGGAGTGGAATGATGCCGACTGAGAAAAAGAATAGTAAGCGAGTAGTAAATAACGGCATGCTGGCGGGGAAAGTTATTCCGGCCGACCCTAAGGTCTTGGAATTTGCCGAGGTCGCCGGGTTCAGTGACCAGCAATACAAGGTTTATCAGTGCTATGTTGACCTGACGGCAGAGAAGAAGGGGGAAAAGCCGGGTATGATCGAGCTGGCTGAGTACGTGGTCTCCCGGTTCAAATCTATCCGGAGCAACTTCGATGCCCCCAGCGCCAGCCGGTGTATAAGGCAGGCTCAGAACCGGGCGTCGGATGCCGGCTGGCAACCTCCCGCTGAGCTGAAGGTCGACCGAGACGTCGCCAACAAAAACCTCAGGACAGTGGAAAAGAAGCTGCGGAACCAAGTCTCCACCTACGTGGTCACATGGGCGCAGAATGCCACCCCAGTGCACCAGGGCTTTCTCAAGTCCCTGGAGCAGTTCTGCAAGCACAGGGGCGCAGTGCTCCTGGTGATCGCCGGTCGCTACCGGAACCCGACCTCCATCTGGACGTGGCACAATCAGGAGAACGAGTACTGGGCCGAGGAGGTGGCGCCCTACCTGATCGAGGACAGGGTTGAGCTGAATGACAACCTCGTCGTAATGGGTGACATCAAGACGATACCTACAGCCGAGAACCCACTCTCCGGATTCCAGTCGATCACCCGGGACAAGTCCGGCATATTCGGACATGCGAAAGTGGCCCTGGGCGTGGTCGCCACACCCCAGAACACGATGCCGAAAATACTCACCACCACCGGGGCTGTCACTGAGCGGAACTATGTCGATGCGAAGGCCGGCAAGAAGGGTGAGTTCCACCACACCTTCGGTGCCACCGTGGTTGAGATCCAGGACGACCTGTTCCACATGCGCCAGATCAATGCCTGTGACGACGGCAGCTTCATCGATCTGAAGCACGAGTACAAGCCCAACGGTTTCAAGCTCGCCGCCAGGGCGAAGGGTATAGTCCTCGGCGACAGTCACGGCGATTTCATGGACCCGGTCTGCGAGAAGGCGATCTTCGGCAAGGGCGGGATGGTGGACTTCTTCGAGCCGGAGAACATAGTATTCCACGATGTCTACGACGGCTACTCCGGCAGTCATCACCACAAGGGTCAGATGTTCACCAAGCTGGCGAAGCGTCGGAGCAACCGTGATGACGTCCGAGGCGAGGTGATCAGGACACTGGACAAGTTCAGCAGCTGGATGAGGGATGATACGAATTTCTGGCTCGTTGACTCGAACCACAATCAGCATCTGGTGACGTGGATACAGGAGACTGATCCGCGCAAGGATCTGGTGAACCTACCCTTCTGGGTCGAGATCGTGGGCATGATGGAGCCAGGTGTCATCATGACCAAGAACGGTGCCAAGTATCCCAATCCCTTACAGCTGATGGCTGAGAAGCACTTAGGCAAGGACAAGAGGGTGCGATTCCTGACCCGGGACGACCGTCTCATGATCGCCGGCATCGATTGCGGCAACCACGGTCACCGAGGACCCAATGGCGCGAGAGGAACTATTCGTAATTATGCCTTCCTGGGGGTGAAGACTATCACCGGGCACGGGCACTCCCCCGGAATCCACCACGGTCATTACCGGGTCGGGACTAACACTTACCTCGAGCTGGAATATAACGAGGGACCCAGCTCATGGTTGCAGACAGACTGTGTGATCTACGCCAATGGCAAGCGATCACTCATTCACAAGATCAATGGAAACTGGCGAGCAGTGAGGAGAAGGAAGCAGTGAATCCTGAAGACATAGTTATAAGGGGTCCTGGCGGCAAGCGCCCAGCGAAGACCTTTGCAAGCGAGACTCGACGCATCATACGCTCGTTCGAGGGTAAAGAGTTTCGAGCGATCCACATCATATCGATACTGCGGGGAACCAAAATTGAGCACCTGAAGTGTCGATCAGACTCGGCCCTCAGGGCCGGGGTCAGGAAACAACTCGCCAAGCTGATCGACAGGGGTCTGGTAGAAGTGATCCGCCAGCCCAAGAACGGCAACGGCGAAAAAGTAGCGGGCATTTATAAGGAGAAAGAACATGCGGAGAAATAGACCGACCAACAACATTTCGGGCATCATCCACATCATCGCGGCGTCGGCCATTATGGGTTTCGGCAATGCCGTCGGGGTTGATACTCGATCTTTCAGTGAAGGGGGCACTGCTTACCGGCAGACCTTCGGCACCCGGGGTAAGAAACCGAGGATCAAGAAACCTCGCGGCACCACCGGGGGACCAACTCGAGCAGAGGTGCCAGCTCGCCCTTGTTTACATTGCGGTAGGAAGACCAAGCATCCACAGCCGTTCTGCAGTGCCGAGCACATCAAGCTCTGGCGTGCAGAGAATCCCGGTAACGGACGTTATGCCCACCCTGATTGGAAGGATGACCCGATCCTATATCGCGTTCGATCTCGTCCAATAAGGGGTGACGCGAATCTTGTGATCCTACCGGTCTACGCCCCCGACTCCCCTTTGGGTCGAACGTACAAGCTGGGGGTAGGTCTGAAATCCGAGTGCCCGACCACAGCCACCATGTTAGCTAACCAAAAACCAATCGATTGTATGATCGACGCCATGAGAGCGGGTGACCGATACCTACGGGAGAGAGCAGCATGAAAGGACAAATCCCCAAGGTAGCACTAATAGTCCCGTCCGGGGACACGGTACATGCCCAATTCACCGAGTGCCTGATGCAGATGATGCTGGTCAGTGCACCGAAGGTGATGCTGGGTTACTTTAACATCCGCTGCAGCCACATCGACAAGTCCAGGAACGAAGCGGTCAAGATGGTCATGGACCATAACAAATCTTATCCGGAGAAACCGTTCACCCATGTCTGCTTCGTCGACAGTGACCAGACATTCCCGCCCGAGACCCTCCTCCAGCTACTCAGTCACAAGCGAGCGGTAGCCAGTGTCGCCAGTGTCAGGAGAGTGGAGCCGGTAGACTGGACCTGCCGGGACAAGAAAGGCGACAGAGTCCCGGTGCACGAGAGGCAGGGCCTGATCCGGGTGCACACCAACGGCTTCAGCTTCATGCTGCTGGAGATGAGGGTCTTTGACGGCGAAGGTTCTGTCGCCGCCTTCCCCTGGTTCAAGTCCGGCTACACATGGAACAACAGCGAGGCTGAGACCAACCAGTTCATTGAGGGCGCCAGGTTCTGTTCCGAGGATGAGTGGTTCTGCCTGGGCCTGAAGGAGCGCGGGTACGCAGTGATGGTGGACGCGGATCTTTCTGTGAAAATCGGGCACATTGGTACTAGACAGTTCACAGTCTCCGATATAGAATGACCACTCTTTTGTAATCAACAGCAAGTAAGGAGTTTTAAAATGCACGGTCTACAGACAATTCGCAAGCTGAACAATCAGGCCATCCGGAGTCACTTCTCCAGTGAACATTTCGCCGTCGGTAAGCCGGTCAATATCCAGGAGAGTGATGGCAGTGTGCGCCGGGCCACGGTCACCCAGAATGTCGAGGGTAGTATTTACTTCACGGCGGGCGGGGTTCGCTTCCAGAAATCGAACGGCCTAAGTGTCGGCCTGGACATACCGATCAAGGTGTCCTCGCCGGATGCTGATGAGCCGAGTCGATTCCCCTCAGCCGAACAGGTGCTGTCGCAGCACTAGTCCCACCCGCTCTCAACACCGAGGACCACATCCCACGCCCTGAGGTAGTTGTCAGCCCAGCGCTCAGGGTGTGGTTTCCCCGGTCTCCACGCTTCGATATACTGATCCCACCCCTTCATGTGCTCATCCTGCATCGGCAGGCGCTCAGGGAGCCGCCACAGGGCCAGACGAGCGAAGCAAGCCGCCAGTAGATCATTGTGCTTCATCGCCCGCCAGAGCACGCTCACGTCCTCAGGGTAGCCGAGAAGATCCAGAACCACCAGGGCCATCTCACGGCTCGCGTGATGCCTCAGGACCCCATTAATGCCGGCACGCTCAAACTGGAAGAAACTCACAGCAGGGCCTTTCAGCGACTGCCACCAGTGGCGGCTTGTACCAATGAGTTGCTGCCGGTGGATGAACTGGGACTCCTGCAGGCCGATAGCCAGGATCATGGCCCTGGCCGGCACAGTGTTCAGGTGCTGGGGGAAGAGTCTGGCCGCAGCGGGTGCGACCAGGGTGTGGAAGGTCTCCGGCTTCACTCTTCGCAGGGCTGCTGGGTATCGCCGAAGAAAGGCACGACTTTGATTGCGTTGACGATAGCCCTGGCTATCTGGGAACCGGTCCATGTTCCGCATACGAGCACGGACTCAACAGCCTCGGTCGACTCCTTCACCAGGGTCACGTTTTCGACGAAGACATTCCGCTCCTCGACAGGGTTCTCGGAGACGGGTTCGGTGGCGCAGGATGCCAGAACCATTACAGTGAGCAATAATACAATCAGCTTCTTCAACCGATCCTCTCCTCGGCCTTCAGCCGGCCGTAAATTGATGCCCAGCCGCCGATCACGGGAGCCAGAGCTGTGATTGTTTGGACGATCAGTTCGGCCAGTTCCTTCTCCTGAGCATTCGTCAGAACAATACCGAAGAAGGCCAGTGCTCCTGAGGACATGGATAATATCGCCCCCCAGATCGTCTTGGACTTGTACCATTTTTTCATGAAAATCATTTCACCTCACCGCTTTCACAGTTGTCTCGGATTTTGCCTGCCTCATCTGCTGCTCATAGGCATCGTACAGCTGGCTCGGAGTCATCGCCTCGTAGATGTGGCAATCTCTCACGGCCCAAAGCCGGTAGTCACTACGCGCCCGCCTGGCTCGCAGCTGTGAGACACTTGACATTTCCCGCATTATACACCCTACACGCACCGGTGTGAACAGGTGTCGCTCGGCGTACATGAACTGTTCCCCGATCATCGGACCGGCCTTGAAGGTCTCTACCATGTCGGCACTGGACACCAGATCAGATTTGAAGCATCCTATCTGGTTCGATATGAACGACTCGATAGTCTGCTGCATGGGTGATTTACTCGCGTCCCTGATGTCCCTCAGGAACTCTGTGACCGGCGGCGGCAGGCCGGGGTTGAACTGGCTCAGGTCGACTTCATTCCGCAGGTAATGGATCACGTTCTCCGCGCCACCGTTTTTCATCCAGTCCCACGCCTGCTTCCAGAACTCGACCCATTCGGAGCGCATGTTGCCGTCGGCGGCGCGTACGTTCAGGTCGGTCCAGAGCGCGTAGATCCTCCGACTGTCGTTGTTCAGGGCCAGCGGTAGCTGGGAGTTTGTCGTCATGGTCACCGACAGGATGTTGCGGATCTTCATCGGTTTGATGTTTTTCTGGTTGATCCGCAAGGTGTCGGGCGGTGCTGCAGCAAGGGGTTTGATCTTGTTGCTCACCTGCCGCGCCTCACGCCTGTCACCCAGCTCCGCCTCGTTAATGTGCAGGTACTTAGTCCCCAGCGCCCAGTCCTGGAATCCGCCCAAGAGTTCCTCACCGTCGATGGTGGTGTGGTTCTCACCCATGGCGACCTTGAGCGGATGCAGTAACCAGTCCTTGCCAGCGCCTTCGGGACTGCCCATGAGCAACATGTGATTGATTTTTTTATCCGGATGCTGCAGGGTGAATGCCATCCACTGGACTATTCTCACCCGGTGCTCGGACCAGCCCAGGGTGTCGAAATGTTGCAGCCAACAACTCACGTCGCCGGGGTGACCCTGCACCTCACTGTCTTCCGACCAGTTGTTGCCGTAGGTGATGCCCTTCTCCTGGAAAATAGCGGGGCGCTTCGGCGCATAGTCCAGCTTGTCCACTTTGCAGACCATGTCACCCTGCAGTGCCTGCTTCCTTGCCTCCTCGTCCATGTGCGAGTAGGTGTTCTGGTACGCTTCAGGGGTGTAGAAGATCCGTTTCCTCCTGTCGTAAAACTGGTTCAGCTCCCGGACGAATATGACCTCGTTAAAGAAGTCCATTCCGGAATTGGAACGCTCGTACCACTCTTCACGGAGTTCTTTCAGAATAGTCTTGAAGTCCGCCTTCGACCAGCCCATGACGTCCCGTATCTGATCGTGCCAGTGGACCTTGTCAATGGAGCTGTAATCATCCACAGCCCTGAGTAGTTTGCCGGCGATGTCCCTGGCCTCATTAGATCCCGGGTTGATCCGGCGCAGCTCATCCATGTGCTCCTGTATGGGGTCCGCCTGTGGTTCAACGACTACCTGTTGCTGTCCGCCTGTGAAGTCAAGGGCGGTGTCGCTTCCCGAAGAAGGTTCGCTGGCTTCACCGGTTGAACCAAAACTCCTGAACACCTGCCATCGCTTGAGAGTTTTAACGAAACCAGATTCACTCTCCTCAATCCATCGGAGCAGATCCGCACCGGTTCTACCTGCACAAGCACCGTGGTGGCACTTGAATCCGAGCGATCCGTCAGAGTTAGTGAAGATGGCCGTCCCTGAATCATCGGCTCCCGTATGTTCGTCCACCCACGGGCAGGTGATGTCGAATCGACCATCGCTCCTCTCCTCTTTTATATGAATAAGGTCCGGTATTTGCAGTAATGGATGATCATCGACTGAAGCGGCACCGTCTACCCGCTGCTCCCGGCGCTGTGCGTCCAGGTTGATTGCAAAAGGTTCGGCCAGTTCTTCAAGTGACACATGGCACTCTGGGTTCCATTCCAGTATTCGGCATTGGAACGGCTGACCATCGACAAGCTTGCTAGCCTTATTGTTTACACCATCCGGTAGTCGCACATATCGAGTGACACCCTTCATGCCGGGGTCTCTCCCTTCCGGCGCCATCCCGTTAGCAACCAATCCGTCGAGCAGATTGTCCACCCGGTGACGGTCGGTTGCTAAAGCGGTCAGTTTATAACCCCACTGCTCGGACCCCGGGCTGGTTTCCAGAATGTAGGTTGGCTTGGGTAATTTCTGAACCTGATCAAGCGGTAACTTTTCCCGAACATCATCTAGTACGATGACATGGGTTGCTCGGTACAATGCTTTCCGCCGACGTGCCACTCCTTTCTCATCGGGGTAGAAGGTACTGATGGTGAAGTACTGGTTACTCGGTGGTTGGAATGCGTACCTGCTGAAATAGTCCCCCTTCCATGCGGACAGATGTCGGCCCGGGGGAATGTTCATCGGATCATAGCTGAAGTCGGTTACGTGAGCCCATGGGAGGTCTTCACCGAACAGCGTGGATAGAAATTCTTTGTTGCTTGGCATTGTGGGGGTTTTGTCCTATAATGCGCTGGCGAATGTGACTTAGTGTTTACTTGCCCTCTATAGCCGCTTGAGATACAGCGGCTTTTTTTTTGCAAATTTCTGTGATTAATCGCTGTTCATGATCGCCCCTCCTCTGCATTGTCCCGGCGTTCCGGGCAAAAAGAGCGCACAGTATAGCTCCAACCGAGCCTTCATTCAACTGTCAGACAATGTTTGACAACCCCTGTCTCCCCGTGTATGATCGCCTTTCCAATCACTGAACAACCGGTAAGACAGCATGAGCCTGGACGACAAGTACGAGACCCGATGCAACAGTTTCGACAAGGCCGATTACATCCGCCGATGTCAGAGCCTGGGCGTGGAGCACACGGACATGACCAGGGAAATCATGCAAGCTTTTAATACTGGTCGTTTAAGAATAGTACCGACCGAAGACCAATCCGTAATGATTAAAGGAATCCACCATGAGCCTTGAACAAGTTATCGCCAGTTTCACCGAGGAGCTGAAGCAGACTAACAAGTTGTTGTCTGTTATTGCTGACAAGCAATCTGCCCCTGTTGTTGTCGCCGATGCACCTGCTGCACCTGCTGCACCTGCTGCACCTGCTGCACCTGCTGCACCGAAAGAGGACGCGCCCCCTGCACCTGCTGCACCGAAAGAAGACGCGCCCCCTCCTCCCCCTGCCGAGGAGACAATGACTCTGGAACAAGCCAATAACGCACTGCGCGAAATTTGTGCCAGGAAATTCAATAACCAGGGCGGAGCTGTATTCGACGTCCTGAAAAGCATGGGCGCCGCATCGCTGACGGATCTCCCGGCCGAACAATGGCCCGATGTGATTGAGAAAGTCGAGAACACGGAAGCTTAATCATGTCCGAGCAACATGCCAGACTAGGACCCAGTGACAAGACTTGGCCCCACTGCCCTGCGGCGCCTTCTGCGCAAGAGCCTTATGAAAACATCCCGGGCAAGGCGGCAGTGGATGGGACCGGGTCACACTTGTTGCTGGAACTATGCCTGAACCACAATGTAAGGGCTGTAGCCTACCTGGGGGAGATCATTGGTGCGGGACATCATGATAATCCCAACGGTTGGATGGTTCACGAGGACCGGGTCGAAAGGGTTCAGACTTGTCTTGATTATGTCGAGAACCGGGTAAAGAAGCTGCGCGGCGACTATCCCGGGAGCACGGTAAAGGTCGAGGCCGAAAGCAAGTCCAACCCCGGTGAGTTTTTCGGCAGGGACGACTGGTGGGGTACTTGTGACATTACAATCGTTGTCTTGAACGCGCACGGCAAGTGTTTGTTCATTGAAGTCATCGACTACAAAGACGGTCGCGGTTTCGTGCCGGCAAAGGGTAACACCCAATTAATCAGCTATCTCGGCGGTAAGGTTCACCCCTATATCGATGAGAAGTTGGAGATCAGGATTGCCTATCCCTGCCAAATGACTATCGTCCAGCCGAAGACAACTCCACCGGTGAGATCCGATGTTATCGAGCACGAGGATTTGTTCACCGAGCTTAAGAAGCTGGCGGCTGCGGCCAACGCGACCGACCAGGAAAACCCTCCCTTCGTCCCCGATAACAAGGGTGGCAAGGGTCACTGTCGATGGTGCTTACACAGGGAAAATTGCACCGCGATGAATGAACGAGACATTCAGGAGCTACAGATTATGACAAGTTCTGACAATTTACCCGCCGAGATCGACGGTGGTGATCTTTTCACCCTGGCTAACCAGTTGATCTCTGATCCGGAAAAGATGGATTCGGAGACTCTGACAAGATTGGCAGATATGGAGCCGGGTGTCACATCAATATTCCAGAAGGCCAGGGAGGAGATCGAGAAGCGGGTCCGGCGAAAGGATGACATTGACGGCTGGGAAATTGGTTTCGGTCAGTCCTCCCGTGTGTGGAACGAGTCCGAGGAGACGGTGGCTAAAAAGCTGAAGAGTCAGCGTCTGAAAAAGGACCAGATCTACCCCGCCAAACTGATCAGCCCTGCCCAGTACCTGAAGCTGGATTGCCTGAAGCCGGAGCAGAAGAAGCGGATCGAAGAAGAACTGATTACTGTCAAGGCAGGCAAGGAAGTACTCAAGCGAGTGGCTGATTCTAGTCGTAAAAAGGCCGACGTTCTGGAGATGTTCGAGGACACTCCCCAACAGGAACCGGATGTTCTGGACTTCACTGCCCCCGCGCAGGCGGAGCCCGAAGAACTCAATTTCATCTAATTGATTCAATAACTGAAAGAGGTAATAAGTCATGAACGTAACAGGTATCTGTTCATTCCCGTCGCTTTTCAAGCCGAAGCGTATCCAAAGTAATCCGGATTCAGATCCGAAATACTCCCTCGTACTGTTGTTCCCGCCCAACGATCCCGAGCTTGCTCGGTTGAAGGCTGAGTTTGACAGGGTGAAACTCGAGGCATATCCCAGTGGCTCGCCCGGTCGTAACGACAATATGTGCCTGGATCTGTATTCCAACAAGTTCGATCCCAACAAGGATTACTATGATCCGAAGTTAGCTCAGGAAGGCTGGTGGGCTTTTTCCTGCACCGCGAAGGAAGACGACAAGCCTCCCGTGGTCGACCAGGGTAATGAGTACATCATTGACCCGGCCTCCGAACTAGTGAAACCCGGCATGATTGTCATGGCAAACATCGGCATGAGCTACTATGCCAAGGGTGGCGGCGCCGGCATCGGTGGATGGCTCAACGGCGTGAAAGCCACTGGTCAACTCGGCTCACTGGGTCTGCTGGACAACAAGCCCACGGTGGAGCAGATGTTCGGCGATACTCCCGAATATCAGCAAGCTGTTTCAGCACCGGCAGCACCGGCAGCACCGGCAGCACCGGCAGCACCGGCAGCACCGGCAGCACCGGCAGCACCGGCAGCACCGGCAGCACCGGCAGCACCGGTCGGCCCCCAGATGACTGCTCAGGCGACAGCCAGCTATGAAGCCTACAAGGCTCAAGGTTGGACTGACCAGCAGCTGATTGATAATGGCTTGATGGTCGGCTAGTGTTAGACTTTGCCTTCAACATTCCGCCAGGGGATCTCGACTATGATGTCGAGACCTTCCCTAATGTCTTCACCGTGTACTTTGAGCACGTTGAGAACGGCAGGAACTGGTTCTTTGAAATCAGCCCGTGGCGGAATGATCTGGCGAAGCTCATTGACTTTATCGATGCGTGCATTGAGCACAAGGGCGCAGTCAGATGGGTCGGGTATAACAGTTTAGGGTTCGACTACCCGGTCACGCACTACATATATCGGCAGCGTGGTTTCACTGACGCTGCCGATATTTATGCCAAGGCCATGGAGATCATCAACACTCCGTGGGAGCGTAGGTTCGATCATGTCATCTGGGAGTCGGACCACATTGTTCCCCAGATTGACCTGATGAAGGTGCACCACTTCGACAACGCGGCGAAGGCAACCTCGCTCAAGGTGCTCGAGTTCAACATGCGTGCTCACAATCTCATGGACTTGCCGTTTCCTGTCGGTACTGAGCTGGACCGCGAACAGTGCAGGACGCTCGGTGTATACAACATCAACGACGTGCGCGAGACTAAGCGATTTCATATCTTCAGCCTCGGTGCAATCAGCATGCGGGAACAGTTGTCCCGAAAGTTCGATATGCCTGTCCTCAATTGCAGCGATGTTAAGATCGGTGAGAAGATCTTGGTGAAAGCATTAGAGGATCGAGGGGTCAAGTGTCACGCATGGGTCGACGGCAGGAAGAAGAAGCTACAGACACACCGGGATAAAATTTACCCCCGAGACATCTTGCTACCATGCATTCAGTTTGAAGATCTCGAGTTCAACCGGATTCATAACGAACTACTGAATAAAGAGATTCCGGCCCACACCACCAAGGGTGTCTTCGACAACCTCGTCGCCAATGTTCAGGGGGTCGAGTATAAATTTGGAACGGGGGGTTTACATGGCTCTGTTGAGAACAGGATCGTCCGATCTACTGAGACACATCAGCTGGTCGACGTTGATGTCGCGTCATACTACCCAAATCTCGCTATTGTTAACGGTTTCTATCCCGAGCACCTCGGGGAAGAATTCTGCGAAGCGTACCTGGATATCTACCGGACCCGGAAGACCTACCCGAAAGGGACCCCAGAGAATGAATCATATAAGCTTGCGCTCAACGGTTCGTTCGGTAACAGCAACAACGCCTATTCCGTCCTCTATGATCCTCAGTATACGATGTCGATTACACTCAATGGTCAACTCCTATTGGCAATGCTAGTTGAGGCACTCATTAAGGCGCCCGGGTTACAAATGGTCCAGGCCAACACCGACGGTGTCACCTACCTGTGCCCCCGGGAGCATCTTGATTGGACCCGCAGTGTCATAGACTGGTGGCAGGGTATGACCGGCCTCGAGCTGGAGGAGAACTTCTACCAGTCTATGTTCATCCGTGACGTGAATAGTTACATCGCTGTGAAGGACGACGGCAAGATAAAGCGCATTGGTGCCTATGCCTACGAGACAGCCGCCGACAACCCTGGGACTCGGGAGCTTCAGTGGCATAAGGACTGGTCGGCCAGGATCGTGCAGATGGCTGCCGAGGCTTACTTGGTCCACGGCACACCGATCCGCAGATTCATTATGGGTCACGGCGATATGTACGACTTCTTCTGCAGGGAGAGAGCCAAGGGTCAGGCGAAGTTGGAGCTTGACGGCAGACCGTTGCAGGACACTATTCGTTACCTGATATCAAACAAGGGCGGTCGACTTGAGAAAGTGTTCCCGCCGTCCGGACCTGAGGGCCAGTTCAAAAAGGCGAACGGTGTGCCCCAGCGACTCTATGATCAGTGGCATGCCGACAACGGGAACGTGCACAATCCGGATCTGCACACCAAGAACGAGAGCACCTACGAGCAGCGCAGGGTCGGTGTAAACACTGGCTGGAACGTCACCCTTGTGAATGAATGGGATGATGCTGAGTGGGAGCAGGCCGAAGCTTCCGGCGCCGAACATGGTCTGGATATCAATTACGAGTACTACATCAAGAAGGCGGAAGATCTGGTGAATCTGCAGGAGATGAACTAATGGGTGTGCGCGAGAATGAGGTCGAAAGGTACTTGGACGAACAGGTCAGAAAGATCGGAGGCATAACTCGAAAGTGGGAGAACCGGCACCATGCTGGTGTACCTGATCGAATCGTCATACTTCCGAATATCATTGTCTTTGTCGAGGTAAAGACCGAGAACGGAAAACTCAGCAAGTTGCAAGAAAGAGAGCATAAGAGATTGAGGGAAGCTGGCGCCAATGTCGGCGTCGTGTATGGTAAACTTAGCGTTGATGATTTTATCGCGGAGTGTCTATGAAAATTTTAGTCCTCGGCCACGGTGGTCACGGCAAGAATGAAGTCTGTGATATTCTGCACAGACATGGTCTCAGCTCGTGCTCCAGCTCATGGTTTGCATTCGAGAAAGTGATCTGGCCCGCCATCGGGCACGAGTACGTCGACAAAGAATCCTGTTACGCTGACCGCAGGAACCGGCGCCAAGAATGGTTCGACTTTATCTCGGAATACAATACTCCGGACAAGGCAAGATTAGCGAAGGAACTCCTGGCCGAGTATGATGTCTACAACGGCATGCGGTCCATGGATGAATTTCTCGCAACCTACAAATTATTCGACAAGATCCTCTGGGTTGATAGATCGCAAAATGTTGCACTCGACCCCTCGATGAAAATCCCCAGAGACGGATCAATGGAGTTAATCGATAACAATGGATCACTTACCAGCACCGAAGGACAGCTCGTACAGCTTCTCAATATCAACCAATGGGCTTGACTTCAGCCGGCCGGAACCTGCGCCGGATCTACTTCAACCTCACCAGCTGCACGATTACCAGCGGGCGGCAATAGCGCACATACTGCAGAACCACGACGCCATGCTCTGGCTGGATATGGGCCTGGGTAAAACCATCATCAGCCTGACTGTCATCGCCGACAGGATTGCCCGGGGTGAGATCCGTAAGGTCCTTATCTGGGGGCCACTGCGCGTCATCCAGAGCGTCTGGACCACCGAGGCCAGGAAGTGGACCCATACTCGCCACCTCCGCTTCAGCATCATACACGGGACCCCTGAGCAACGCCTGCGAGCAGTCTTCGCGGATGCTGACGTGTACCTGTGCAACTACGAGAACATGAACTGGCTGGCTGACAGGCTGAACGTCTACTGTATCAGCAAGGGTCGACCGTTACCGTGGCAGATGGTTGTCTATGACGAAGTGTCGAAGTTGAAGAATAGCACTGCGCTCCGGATGAAAGGTGGCACACGAGACCGTGAGGACGGTAAGGGGAACCCGGTGAAGGTGAAGATCATCGGCTGGCGTAACTTCATCAATAGGTTCCTGTTTCGAATCGGCCTGACCGGCACACCGGCGAGCAACGGCTACATTGATCTCCACGGGCAGTATCTAGCTGTTGATGGTGGCAAGAGCCTGGGCAAGTTTGTGACTCACTTTAAAGATTCCTACTTCAGCTCCGACTACATGGGCTGGAAGTGGACCCCGACGAAACAGGGGAAAGAATTTATCGAGAAGAAGATCAGCCCCATCACTCTGAAAATGGACAGTAAGGACTACCTGGACATGCCACCGGTGAAGGTGACTGACCTGATGGTCGATCTGCCGGCGAAGGCCAGGAAGCATTATCGAGAACTGGAACACGATCTGTTCACCGAGTTGGACTCGGGCCGCAATGTCGAACTGTTCAGCAAGATGAGTGTCTCCAACAAGTTACTGCAAGTCTGTAACGGCCAGGTGTATCTGAATCAGGAGGTCTACTCTGAGGGGTACGACGCTGTCCACAACGCCAAGCTGGACGCGCTGGAAGACGTGCTGGAGGAAGCGGCCGGTCAACCTGTGCTCTGCTCCTACACCTTCGTCAGCGACGCTGAGCGGATCATGAAACGGTTCAAGGACTATTCACCGGTCAATCTCACACATGCCAAGAATACGTCCAAGGTGATAGAGAACTGGCAGGCAGGTCGCGTCAGGCTATTGATAGGTCACCCGGCCAGCATGGGTCACGGTATCGATGGCTTGCAATACAGCGGCAGCATCGTCGTCTGGTTCGGTGTGAACTGGTCCCTGGAACTTTATGACCAGATGAATGCCAGGATCAACCGACAGGGTCAGAAGAACACGGTGAAAATTATCAGGATCTTGTGTAACGAGACAGTGGACTTGGCTGTTGCCGATGCTATCGAGAGGAAGACGAGTGATCAGGAGGGCCTGAAGAAGGCCCTCCAGCGTTACAGGGAAGGGGCGCTCTAGGGGGTTGACCCATCGGAACCGTGTTCATAGCTTATTCACAGTCACAGATGAACAGGGATCGTGCAGATCTTGTACACCTTGCCTCCGAGTAAATCATCACCTGGGGTCATTGCAGCATAGATCTCCCCACCAGCCATGCTCGACATATCCAGCCACTGTACAATCCTGCAGAAGACATCGTCATCAAGGGGCACGTTCCTGAACGTGGGTTCAAGATTAGGTATCGATGCCACCGGTGCCCAGTTGTCGGCGATTGAGTTGTAGTTGTACTTCGACCCATCCAGCTCATCCGGTAACATGACACCGCCGCCCCGGTATCTGGGTAGGCGCATGTACAGCTCACCGTCTATCACACCGCCGATCCAGAGGTTGCCGACAGTGCCGCGTTCCTCGGCAGTTGGCACGTACCGGGCATTGAGTCGGAACCGGTTGATGAACTCGAACTTCCAACCAGGTGTCTCGGGGATCTCCCAGCCACGGAAGCTGCGGACAATCCACGCCTCAAAGAAAGGCTCATCGACAATGTGCCAGGGTAGCAGGCCGAAACCAGCATCACCCCAGTCAGTGCCCCATGAGTTGAGCACGATGAAACCACCGAGGCTCTTTGACGAGCCCACGATTAGCATGGCGTGACCACCGATGCTATCACCAGCCTCACGAACTGTCTCATAGTCATGCTCCAACAGGGGGCCGCTGAAGTGTCTGAGAGAGTCGGTGACAGTGACCCCGAATCCCACTGGCAAACCCTCCTGCAGGCACGACTTCACCCGGTGGATCTTCTCCGAGCGCGATCCGTCATTGACACGGGAGCGCACCACAGCCTCGTACCGATCGACACGGTTCTCAAAGGCAAGAGGATGGATGTCATCCGGTGGCAGAACCTTCGACTTACTGGTGTCATAGGGGTACTGCTGCTCGGTCGGTGTGCCATATTTCCTGCCGACCTTGTACAGGTCACGGATGAACACACCGGAATCCTGCAACCGGCCTTCGATGTGCTTTGTCATCACGTAGGAGTAAAGCCTGGAATACTCCCTGCGCACACCGTTCTGGTTGTCGATGTGCTCGATCTGGTTGGTGAACATGTTCCCACCACAGCTGCCGATGTGCAGCTGGTCAGGAACCGAGAGCACGTCATCGCGCAGATCGATCTCGTTGTCGATCTGCTCAGGGGTGAAGGGTGACCGGTAGGGAATGTCCCTCAGGTCAACCGGTGACGGTTGGATGCTGTTCCTTGTGAACTCGTGCAGGCTGGGTGCGGGCATGTTACCTCCTTATAAAATCACGGTCCCCATCATACCACAACAAACGAAAAGGTGTCACCGATTCCACCACGATCAGGAAAGTGGCAGACCGGTGAAATTTAAGCCGAATATGGGATTTCGATAATTCCGGCTTTCCAGTTGGTGGAACCAGAAGCCGCAAATTCTCCAGGATCCTCGGTGGAAGAGTCTGCGATTAGCTGAGCCACACAAAGTGAACTGGCCGATGATTCCCCGATATTGAGAATTTCGTCCCGCTCAGTCAGCGTCCATCCTGCAGGCTGGGAAAGCTCAACCGCTGTATCGATACAGCCAGCAGCAATAAGAATTGAACCCGCAGTCAGGCCGGTCGCTTCTGGCGGATTAGGATCCCCTGAAGCACCAGTCGCATCACCTTTATCTATTGGAGTTCCTGCTTCACTAAATTGCAGTAAACAGATAACAGAAGATGAGAATCCCCCCGCACCGCTAACACTGAACGTCGTCTCTGTGCCATCAGAAACTTGATATCCAATATAAAAAGCAGGGTCGCTTCCAGAGTAGTCAATCAGGTCCGTAGGCGAGGCATCGTCTCCCCATGAGAAACTGCCATTGCCATCACCAGAGCTGAAGATGATCACTATTATGTCACCACTGGAAAGCGTAAAACCGGGCGATACACTCCAGTTGTTTTCTTCGTCAGTGGCGATAAAGCTATCAACGAGTGTGGGAGATTGAGCGCTGCCGCCAGCGACCGGCCCCGCAGAACAAATCATATTAAGACTCATTGCAGGGCCACCACGTTAAGAACAGATCTTGAATTGGTCTTTGTGATATAGCAGATGAATTCATCGGTGTCAGTGGTGGTGAAATCATCGCCGACAACTTTGGTGAATCCGCTGGTGGTGATTGCTCCAGCACTTCCATTGTTCGTGATATGAACAGTCATGGTGCAAGTATTCGATGGCGGTGCCAGGGTGAAGGCACCACCATTCACGCAATACTGCTGATTCCCATCATCCGGATCAGGGGTATAGGTGCCGCTGGACTTTGTGCCGGCGTCATAATCGGTATTAGAATATCCAGCCGTTAATGTGTCAGCCGTGTCTGCTTTTAGGGTGTCTGCGTCATAACCCTGAACACTTGAGCCAATGTCGCCAGAGACTAGAGCATTATCAAGATTGATTGCGCCAGTGACGCTGATATAGTCCAGCTTGGTTTTATCTGCGGTGGTGAAACTCGCCGTCGTGGCAGCAAGCACCGCGCTATACGCCTGAACATCAGTTCCAATTTCCAGGCCCAAGTCTGCCCTTACTTCGGCATAGCTGCGGCCTTCCAGGGTATTGGAATCAGTGAATCTGGCGAAATCATTGGCCTCCGGTGTCCCGCTTATATCAGCGAAACCACTGTTAGGCGGGTCTGTAAAAGTCAGGGAGTCGACAGTTAAATCGGTGAACTCACCGGTGCTCGGAGTATCTCCACCTATGGGTCCCGGGGCACTGAGGTCGCTAGAACTGGAACCGTATTCCAGGGCGTTACCGGCGGCGTTCCAGCGGACGTACCGTCCAGCTTCCGGCGCCGGAAGCTCGGCACTGGCTCCGCCACTGTAACTGTCGGCAAATTTCACCGCTCGATCCAGCTGATCATCCTGCTGCTGGAGGAGAAAGGTGATCTTATCCATCGCCGTTTCATGGATCTCGGGATCGAAGGCGCCCTGGGAACTGAAATCAGTCTCCTGTGTTAAGGAATAATTCGAACGAATGTAGAGGGTATATCCGCTGTCCAACGGTGAGTTAAGCACCACATTGCCGCCGGCATCATCACCCACCCCGGTGATCGTGTAGTCGGTTGTCAGGGTCAGAGTGGTCAGCGCCCCTGCATCAGTGGTCTGGTAGACCGTCAGCTGATCCTCTTCCTCGATCCTGAAGTCATAGGCGAAAGTATCCGTAACACCGTTGCCGGTGTAAGGACCCGAGGTGATGTCAGTAGTGTTTACCGTCACGGCAAAATACCTCTAGTGTGCAATAGATTTAGAACCCACTTGTAAAATTCCCCGATAATGGGGACGCTGATTATAAATAAAGCTATCCGCTTGACAGCTGCCCCGATCCGAATAACCCCTTGGGCATCGCGCCATAGCTGCACCATGCCTGAGGTACTCTTGGTCACGTTCTCGACAGCATCCGTTAACTCCCCGGTTTGCTTCACGAGGTTTTCTATCGCCTCACTGTTTTTCCTGGAGCATTCGATCAGGGAATCCATCTTCTCGTCACCGCGCTCCAGGCGAGCGTTGGTGTCTTCGATGTGCTGATCGAGCCGCTTTTCGAGCTGTTTCAATGGTTCATCCATGGCCGACGATTTTACCACTTAATCCG